AACGACACGAAATTCCGTCGTGTACTCGTGCGACTGCTCTTTGATCTGGCGATGTAGTTCCGCGATGAGCTGCGTGATGTTTGCGGCGACTTTGCCGCTCTGTTCGATGTTGAGCATGTGGTCCCTCGGTGTGGTGTGATGGGTCAGTCGGCGAGCGCGCGACGCCCGATATGGTCGGCGCAGCTCGAAAACCCGGCGGCGCCCGGCCCGAACTTCTGGCCGCACGACGAGCACAGGACGTTGGCGAAGCGCGGGCGGTCGCTGTCGAGCGAGCGCTCGGCCTCGAGCTCGGCGTCCCCGCTCATCGCATGCACGATGATCGACATCACCAGATCGCCCAGCGCCTCCGGCGACTCGCGCCACGCAGCGCGCAGTGCGCGGCCGTGCTTCTCCTGCGTCGCGCTGTGCATGCCGCCGACCAGATCGTCGAACGACAGCGCGGCGATCTTCGCCTTCAGGCGCTCCTTCGCGATCTGCGCGACGAGCTCGGCGCGGTCAGCTTCGGCGTCGGCCACGTCGTTGAACTGCTGATGCTGGCGATCCGTCCAGAATTCGGCGGCGCGCTCGGTTAATTGAGGATTGAGCATATGCACTCCTAACAGGTTTGCCGGGAGACATTCCGGCGGTACTCACTGCACTGGTGGACGGATACGCGACACTCGCATGAGGCAGCGTTTTCGCGTGGCAAGCGTGTCTTCAGACTCATCAAAAACAAGGTTTGTGACGGGGCCCAGCCGTCACTGCCGCATACCCGTCCATCAGGGCAGTAATGCCGGGTACTCTCGTCCGGCGACGCGCTCATCGTGGCGTCAGGTGGGCCGTCCTTTCCGACCTGTCAGTGCGTTTCGCTCTCACACCGGCGCCGCGCCTAACTCCGTCCCGTGATTCGCGGCGCGGTGTTCCACGCGGGACGCCCCTTGCGGGGCCTTTGGGGTACTGCGGGGCGCCGCGCCGAAACACGGCGCCCCATTCGGCTCTGTCGCGTCCCCGGCTCCTTCGCCGGTTCATCCGGTCCACCCAGTTGCAGCCTGGGCTAGGCATTCCCTTCTCACGCGGGCAGGCTTCACGGGCGATTTGGTCTGCGCGGCCATGCGCATTGCTTCTGATGCTTCCCGGATTGGCCGCCGGGCGGTGGCGCAGCGAGTTGTGCTGCGATGGACTCCATTAAACACCATGTTTATACTAGTGTCAAACGTGGTGTTTATGTTTTTTGTGGAGGGGCGGCGGAAAGGTGCGAGAGGGCGCAAAAAAGCCCGCGCTCGGCGGGCTTCGGTGAGGGCAGGGTGCGGTTATCGGAACGGCGCGAACTGCTTCTTCGGGAACATGCAGTCGTTGACGAGTGCCGAGTAAATTCGGCTAGGCGGCCAGCGGGACAGATCCGGATCGAAGTAGACCATGTTGATGATCTCCTTCAGTGCGCCATCAGGAAAGCCGCGGCGGAAGGCCGGCGCTTTCATGCGGGTGAGGGTATCTTGCGGCGAAATCCCGGTGTCGCGGAATGTTGCGGCGAAGCTGAAGGCGGACGCCGAGTCAGTGCATTGCGCGGCGACATCATCGGGGATAGGGGCAGCCTGCGCATTGAAGGCCAAGCAGATTGCGGCGATGAGGGATGCAGGTTTCATGACGTTTCAGTTGCCGCCGGCCGGCCCTGATCCCGAACGATACATGACCTCGCCGGCGATCTGAAGGCTCGCGAGCTGATCGGCCGCGATGATGCGGTCCGGGAAATCGGCATTGTATGAATGCAGGCGAAGCGCGCCTTCGGGCTCTTTGAAGATCTGCTTCACGAGCGGCTCTTCTTCGAAGTACACCGCGTAGACCCGGCCGTCGCGCACGTGGTTGCGCGTGGTGCAGATCATCATCAGATCGCGGTTGAAAAGGTAGGGCTCCATGCTCGGGCCGTGCACCTGGGCGAGCTTGCAGTCCTGCGGCTTGACGCCGAGCGCCTTGAAAAAGCCGATGTCGAACGGCAGCGCCTTTTTCTGGCGAATCTCCCACTGAATCAAGCCTGTCCCCGCCGAAAATCTGTAGTCATAGCGGTCAATCCAGACTCGATCCTCATCGGGTTCGAGATCTTCCGGCCGCTCCCATACGGTTACGTTACCTTTGTCCTTTGGGAGCAAACGTTTAATAAGCGCCTCATCTTGGCGCATGCCCGACCCACCAGATGCTTCGGAATTGTGCTCGGGGGCAGTGAACATTGCGCCCGAGCCTTCCTCAATCCATGTCGCGCTGATTCCCAGTTCCTTCTGGGCCAGCAGGCGTCCCTGCTTCGATACCCCGTTCCCGCGGTATGACCAGTTGTTGATCGTCTGCTCGCTCTGGTTGAGCGCGCGCGCCAGGTCGGCCGGCGTCTCAATATCGGATCGGGCTTTCTTGGCGGCTTCGAATAGCCGGCGCGCCGTCTCATGCATCACTTTTTCCATGGCGCGATTCTCTCGCGAGTAAACGTCTTGTTGATACACGCGGTGTTTGCAAACGGCCTAAACATGGTGTTTAATGTGGGCATGGATACGAACGAAACCGCCCCGCACCCGGACTGGCAGCTCATTGAGCGCCTGGGAGGTGCCACGAAAGTTGCTCGACTCCTTGGCTACGAAGAGAAAGGAGGCGCGCAGCGCGTGCACAACTGGAAATACCGAGGCATTCCGCCCGAGGTGAAGCTCCAGCGGCCCGATCTCTTTCTTATGGATCTGATCGAGAGAGCAAAGGCCTCGGACGACGTGCAGCCTCCCGTCGGCCGAGTCGCCGACGATTCGAAGCTCTCGAAGATGGTTGTGTGAATAGCGCATAGCCCATTGTTTTTTTCTTGTTCGGATGACCGAGATCATCCTTTTTTTTCGCCATTGTGCGTAACCCTATCGGACCCTAAAACGCGCTTTTCTTGCGGGGGCAGTAGGGGTCAAAGGGGTAAAGGTATGCAGACCAAATTGTTCTACGAAGACGAATTCGAGGCGCTGCAGCTGATGGTCAGCAACAGCGGCAAGACCATCAAAGAGATCGCCTGTCACCTCTGGCCGGACATGCGACCGGAAAGCGCCTACGCGAAGCTGAAGGCCTGCCTCAATCCCAAGGGCGACGAGAACTTCAAATTCAGCCAGGTCATCGCGCTGATGAGGTTCTGCAACTGCTACGACCCGTTGTACTACATCTGCGACGAGACGCTGCACGCGCGGCCCGATCGCAAGGTGCCCGAGGACGACGTCGTGAAGCTGACGGAAGCGATCAACGGCGCGATGGATGTCGTTCTGAAGGCGACGAATGCGCTCGAGCGCATCCGCGCGCAGACCACCGAGATGCGCCAGATTCCGCGGAGGGTGGCATGAATTGCAAACCGGGAGATTTGGCTTACGTGGCATATGCGACCCAGTGCCAAAACACGGGGAGGGTCGTCGAAGTGATTTCAAAGGCTCCTGACGGCGATTACGGCCCCGAATGGGTCTGTCGATCCAGCGGGACCATTGTGGCTTGGGATGGGTTTCTGCAAAAGAATGTGGAAGTCCCGGCAGGCACTGAATTCAGGGCGCCGGACGCACACCTTCGCCCCATCACCGGCCTTCCCGTCACCGACGACATCGAAGACGAGGTGACGGCATGAGCAAGATCGCTGATCACATCATCACGCGCGTGACGCGTCGCGCACCGGACTTCATTATCGGTGGTGCCGAAAAGCCATATCTCTTGCGGTGGTGGATTCTGCCGCGCAATCGATTCTTCAACGTCTATCTGCATTGCTTCATGCGCAGTGACGATGACCGCGCGCTGCATGATCACCCGTGGTCGAATCTGTCGATTCTGCTGCGGGGCCGTTATGTCGAGCATACGATCGCAGCAGGTGGCATCAACGTGCGCAGCGAGCGCATTGCGCCGGCGTGGAAGTTTCGTCCTTACGGCTCGGCCGCGCATCGCATCGAACTCGTCGACGGCTGCTGCTGGACGCTATTCGTGACCGGCCCGCGATACCGCGAATGGGGCTTCCATTGCCCTGAACGCGGCTGGGTGCATTGGACGAAGTTCACCGCGCCGCGTAATCCGGGTGAGATCGGAAGGGGATGCGAATGAACCAACTTCAAATCGCGCTGCTCGCCTACGTCGCGCTCGTCGTGATCCTCTCCGGGCTGCTTGCTTGGCTCATGCGGAGGTAGGCGTGGCCGCAATCCCGTATCCGTCCGACACCCGGGCGAAGGGCTGGCGCTTCGAGCTCGACCTCGAACGCATCGAACGATCCGACACGTGGGCGCTCACGCCGGCCGATCTGCGGCCATGGCTGCTGATGCTCTGGTCGACTGCCTGGCAACAGGAGCCGTGCGGCTCGCTCCCCGCCAACGACGAACTCATCGCCGCGCGTATCGGCATGAAGACGAGCGTCTTCGTGAAGAACCGCGACAAGCTCATGCGCGGCTGGTGGCTGGCCGATGACGGCCGCCTATACCACAACACGATCGTGACGCGCGTGCAGGAAATGCTCGCCGCGCGCGACAAGGAACGCAACCGCAAGGCCGAGTGGCGTGAGCGGAAAAAGGCTGAAAAGGACTCCGAAGAAGTCCCGGATATGTCCCACGGGACAACATCGGGACAGACACCGGAGTCACATGGGAGTGACGACACCGGAACCGGAACCGGAACCGGAAGTAAACCTAAAACCATAGGTTCTAACACCGACGGCGGTACACCTTCGCGCGCGAGCACGGAAGACGGCTTCCTGACCGCCGCCGGAATTTCGATGAGTCTCATCGGCTGGGAGCGGGAGCGCGGGAAGGCTGCGCGGAACATGACACCGAGCCAGCAGCAGGTCATCGATCTCGCAGGCATGCAGGTCACGCCCGACGAACTGCGGAAAGCGTACGACGCTGCTGTCGCCGATCGGCTCGCAACGAACGACCCGGCGCCAGTGAATGCTGGGTTCGTGCGCGCGAAGCTCGACGGCGTGCGGCGGCCGCCCGTAAAGCGCGAGGACAACTCGTGGAAGCGGTCGAGCGCCGGCATCGAGCGAAAAGCATCTGAGCTGGGCATTGCGTGCCCGGCGGGCCGCGACCATGCGTGGTTGCTCGAGAAGTGCGAAAGCGTGATGCGCCAGCGGGCGCGGGAGGTTGCAGCATGAGCGATTCCGGACAGGCTTGGGGCATGTGCTCCGCGTATGGGTGCCCGCTGCTTGGCACCCTCGGCAGCGGCGGTCAGTGGTGGTGCTTCTGCCATCACGAGCAACCGCCGAGCGCGAACGCGGCGATCACGCTGGCGTTGCGCGAGAAGTTCTCGACCATCTGCCGTCTCACGATCGCGCTGCGAGGCCGCGATGAGGAAGCGATTCGGCTGAGTCGGCAGGAGCTGCGCGGCCATCCGAACGGGCACGATCTCGCGTTCCGGACCGATGCGGACAAGAACGCCTACGGCTGGCTGCTGCGTCTCGAGCGATTCCTGATCGAGCAGACGTCCGCGCTCGGTCGTGGCGCGCCTGCGCATCGTGACCCTGTTGGCGGCGTCATCGGGCCGACGCATGTGAGCGGCTACATGCCGGACACGGAGCGTCGTGCGGAAGAACCGGAGGGTGAAACGGCATGAAAGCATCCGAGAACTATGCATGGACATTTGATCCGGCATTGACCGATGCCAGCGAAGTGCTGTGCGGCGAATGCAATGGATGGAGCCCGATCGCTGATTGGGAAACCAGCCTCGTGGAATGCGAAACATGCGGGGATCATGCGGCCATCGTCTGTCCGCTTTGCGAACATCATCACGATCATGTCCATTGCGACACGTTCAAAACTCGTCTTCCGGAGGAAGCATGAAGCGCATCACGAAGGACATGGTCAAGGCCGGCGGCCACCGCTTCTGTTGCGAATGTTCGGCGCGCGGTCCGCGCGTGAAAGCGCATTGGACGCACAAGGGGCGCGATTACTGCGACATGCACAAGCTCACGGTTGCGCTGGAAAAGGCGGGTGAGAGGCTGGCGGCTCTCGCGCAGGGAGAACGAGCATGACCCAGCAACCGCTCATCGGCGCGCCCGTCGCCGCGCAGCGCGTCGAGTTCGTCGTTCCCGGCACGCCGGTCGCGAAGGGGCGCCCCAAGTTCGCACGCCGCGGTGCGCACGTCACGACCTACACGCCCGAGAAGACCGAGCGCTACGAGAACCTCGTCAAGCTGGCCGCGCGCGCCGCGATGCGCAGCACTGAGCCCTACGCCGGTCCGATCCGCCTAATCGTGCACATCGGCCTGCCGATCCCGTCGAGCTGGTCGCTGAAGAAGCAGGAAGCGGCCGCCGCCGGCGCCATCGGCGCGACGAAGAAGCCGGACGCCGACAACGTCGTGAAGTCCGTGAAGGACGGCATGAACGGCGTCGTGTACGTCGACGATGGCCAGGTCGTCGACCTCTGGGTGTCGAAGCGCTACGCCCGCGCGCCGGGTGTGCGCGTCGAGGCCATCGAATTGAATCTGCAGCGAGCCTGAGGACTGGAAAATTGGACAACATCGAATTCAAATCGGCATTCGACGCGGTGCGGTTCGCGCTCTGCTATTCGGCCCAGCAGTACGGCGAGACGCTCATGGCGAAGCGGCTGCGGCCGCCGAGCAGCGGCGGGATCGGTCTGGTCGGGCTGGAAGGCGCGGCGCAGGCCGGAATGATCCGGCGCGAGCTCGAGGAACTGCCGGATCTGCATGTCTCGGCGATCGTGGCGAACGCGGCGCCGCGCGATTTGCCGTGTTCCTGCGGGGCGTCATGCTGCAGCGGCCGCACGCCGAATCTCGAATGGCAGGCGGCGATCGGCTGGCTCACGGGATCGTCTGCCGCCTACTGCTCGGGCTTCTCCCACTACCGCGTGCGCCGCGCGATCATCGAGCGCATTTTCGGCGTGAAATGCGATCTCGCCGAGATCGCGAAGGAATGTGAGGCGCACGTGAACACGGTCAGCAAGCAGAACGCCGCGGTCCGGAAGTGGCTGGACGGCGACCGGAAGGCGGAAACTCCTGGCGTGATTCAGGTCGCTTGGATGGCGATGGAAGGCAAGCTGAAACGGGCAGGATTACTCGTCGAAAGCGAGACCGCTTGACAATGTGTGTTTGACCCACAATAATCCGCGTTATTCGATACACGTCAAAAGTGTCTCCAAAGCCCGCTGAGCCAAAAGCCAGCGGGCTTTTTCGTTTCCTCGACGTCTCCATCGCGCTCCCCAAGTGCGATTCGCCCGGCTCGTCCGGGCTTTTTCTTTTCCAACGCCGCAATGGCAAGCGCAAGCGGGCCAGTGCGCAAAAACACCCGCAGTCCGCGATGTGGCGATCCGATGGCAACGTCCTCTCCGTCGTGAAACCGGCAGGCGCGGGCGATTGTGACCCAACGTTGAGACGACAAAATGCCAATCCCTCCGCCTCCGCAGAATCCCTCGACCGGCGTTCCCTACGTTGAAATCGTGGGCAGTGGCGGGGGCGGTAGTCCGGCCTCGGTCACCGGGCCGGCCGAAGCTGGAATCAGCGGGAGCGGCTCAGTTGGCACTTCATCCGCGCAGATCATTGCCGCGGGTGCATACAAGGGCTGGGTGACCGTGCAGAACACGCACGCTTCGAACACGCTCTACGTTTCGTTTGGCGCTACCGCGACGACTTCGGGCTTTGCCATCGCGCCGGGCGCGGCTTTGACGCTGCCATTTGGCCCGACGAATGCGCTGAACGGTATTGGTTCGGCTGCCGGTACCACCTTCGCAGTCGTGGGGTATTGAATGCGAAAGCTCATCCTTTTGCTGCTGATGGCCCCTGCGTTGGCGCAGGCGCAGTATTTCGGCGGATATCTTTCGAAGTCTGGCGGAACAATAGCCGGTTCGCTAGGCGTGACGGGCAATGTCAGCGTTCAAGGTACGCTGAGTTCCACCGTCAATACACTGCCCGCGGGTACGACAAATTCAGGCGTGGCGGTTGGCGGCGGCCCGAACTACGGAATCATCGCAATATTCGATTCGACGCAGTCGGCCAACAACCGCACGGCACAAATCGTATATTTCAATGGTGCTACGCAATTTCGCGTGGCTTCCGATAATGGCGCGACGGCGCCCGCTTGGCTGACGGCGACGGGTGGTCAAGGCTCCGGCGTCACAAGCATCACATCGAACAGTGGGACGGGGAGCTGGACCCATACCGGGAACATGGCGGTCTCGGGCGCACTGATCGCTGGAAGCGGAACGCTAAACGTCTATTCGGCCAATGGCACCGCTGTCACGACGCCTCATGTGGTGACGGGATCAGTAACGCTCGCATCAGGCGCCGGCACGGCCACATTCACCGGGAATGCCATCTTCAGTAACTCCACGTCCTACAACTGCACGGCGACGGATACCACGTCCAACAGCGCGGTGAAGGCGACGCCCACTTCTGCATCATCTGTTTCCTTCAGTGGTGCCACGACGGACGTCATTGCGTATCAGTGCATCGGCAATTGAGGAAAGGGCAAATGCCTTTCGTGAGGCATAGCCATGGCGAAGAAAATTGGACGCCCAACAGCCTATACCCACAAGCTCGCTAAAGCGATTTGCGCCGCAATCATCGATGGGATGACGCTGCGTCAAGTGTGCGCGCTGCCGGGAATGCCGGCGAAAAGCACGATCCTCCGGTGGCTGCAGGACGAGGACAAGGCCGAGTTTCAGGCCCAATACGTGCGCGCGCGGGAAATCCAGGCCGAAGACATGGCCGATGAGATCCTCGAGATCGCCGACGACGGCCGCAACGATTGGATGGAACAGCACGATCGCGATGGCAATGCGGCGGGCTGGCGTGAGAACGGCGAAGCGATTCGCCGCTCGGCCCTGCGCGTCGAAGCGCGCAAATGGCTGCTGTCGAAGCGAGCCCCGAAGAAATACGGCGTGCCCGACCGCGAGCGCGGCGGGGCCGACCCGGGCGATCCGGATGGAGGGAAGACGGTCGTCGTGATCAACGGCGGACTGCCAGATGCCCCGAATCGAGATTAACCTGCCATCGCTCCATAGCGGCCAGATGGCCGCATGGAACAAGCGGAAGCGCTTCAATGCGCTGCGCTGCGGGCGTCGGTGGGGCAAGACGCAGATGGCGATTGCGATCGCCGGCACGCAGGCGACGCACGGCGAGTACATCGGCATCTTCGCCCCCGACTACAAGATCATGTCGGAGACGTACCGGGATCTCGAGGAAGCTCTCGCTCCGGTCACAGCGCATTCGAACAAGACCGATGGCCTGATCCGCCTGATCTCCGGCGGCCGCATCGACTTCTGGACGCTGAACAACCCGAAGGCGGGCCGGTCGCGGAAGTACCACGGCGTACTGGTCGACGAAGCTGCGTTCGCTGGCGACGATATGTCGGACATCTGGGCGAAGGCGATCGCGCCGACGCTGTTCGACTTCCGCGGCTGGGCCTGGGCTATGTCCACGCCGAACGGCTCCGATCCGGACAACTGGTTCTATCAGGTCTGCACGAACCCGGCGCTCGGCTGGACCGAGTATCACGCGCCGTCGAACACGAATCCGCATCTTCCGCAGGACGAATTCGAGCGCATCCGCGCGTCGAACATGCCGCTCGTGTTCCAGCAGGAATACCTCGCGGACTTCGTCGACTGGAACGGCGCGGCGTTCTTCTCTGAATCATCGCTGCTGGTAGACGGCCACGCGGTCGACTATCCGACACGCTGCGATCAGGTCTTCGCGGTGGTCGACACGGCGCTGAAGGACGGACTCGAGCATGACGGCACGGCCGTCACATACTACGCGCGCAACGTCATCGCCGGCACGCCGCTGATCATCCTCGATTGGGACGTGCTGCAGATCGAGGGCGCGCTGCTCGAATCATGGCTGCCGACGGTGGCGCAGCGCTGCGAAGAACTGGCCGCGCAGGTCGGCGCCCGTCAGGGCAGCCTCGGCGGCTGGATCGAAGACAAGGCCAGCGGCATCGTACTGCTGCAGCAGGCCAAGCGGCGCAGCCTGCCGTTCCACCCGATCGAGGAAAAGCTGGTCGACCTCGGCAAGGAGGGGCGCGCGCTGTCGGTGAGCGGCTACGTGCACCGCGGCGAGGTGAAGATCAGCCGCTACGCGCACGACAAGGTCACGAACTACAAGGGCCAGACGCGCAACCACCTGATCTCGCAGGTGTGCGGCTTCCGCCTCGGCACGAAGACGCCGCACCACATGGACTTGCTGGACACCTTTACCTACGGCGTGGCGATCAGCCTCGGCGATTCTGAGGGCTATTGAATGGGCGGTTACTACGGCGATGCGGACGAGGGCTCGCAAGCGAGCCTGAACGTCGGCACGGCGATGTCCGCCGAGCTCATGCGCTTGCTCGGGACGGACGACCTGCAGCCCGGCTCGCCTCCGTCGTACGAGATGTGCAAGGTCATCTACAGCTACCACCCGCTGGGCGCGAAGATGGCCGAGGCGCCGTATGAGGAAGCGCTGTCGCAGGATCGCGAGATCACGATCCCCGGCGCGCCCGAAGACGATCTCGTGCAGGCGTTCCGCAAGGAATGGAAGAAGCTCGGCGGCGTCGGCGCTGACGAGATCATCAAGAATTTCATGACGCTCAAGCGCGTCTACGGCATCGCCTCGCTGGTGGTCGGCGCGCGGGATTTCCCGACGGATGAGCCGCTGCCGATCGAGCGCATGCACGAGCTCGACCTGTACTTCAACATCCTCGATCCGCTGAACACGGCCGGCTCGCTGGTGTTGAACCAGAACCCGAATGCACCGGACTTCCAGAAGCCGCAATTCCTGCGCGTCGCGAACCACGACTACCATCCGTCGCGCGCGGTGATCGCGCTGAACGAGGCGCCGATCTACATCGAGTGGACGAACAGCGCATTCGGCTTCGTCGGCCGGTCGGTCTATCAGCGCGGGCTGTACCCGCTGAAGTCGTACGTGCAGGCGATGATCACGAACAACGCGATCATCGAGAAGGCCGGGCTGCTGGTCTACAAGATGAATTCGCCGGGTGCAGTGATCGACAAGATCGCATTGGCATGGGGCAATTTGAAGCGTCGCATGCTGAAGGGCGCGAAGACCGGCAACGTGATGTCGATCGGCATCAACGAAAGCATCGAATCGATCGACCTGAAGAACATCCGCGACGCCGCGGAATTCGCGCGCACGAACGTGATCAAGGACATCGCGACGTCCGGGAAGATGCCGGCCGTGATGCTCGCGCAGGACACGCTGACCGAAGGCTTCGGCGAGGGCACCGAGGACGCGAAGCTGATCGCGCGCTTCATCGACCGCGTGCGCATCGAGATGGGGCCGGCATACGACTTCCTCGACCCGATCGTGATGCGCCGCGCGTGGAGCCCCGAGTTCTATGCGTCGATGCAGCGCAAGCACCCGAGCCTGTATGGCTCGATGCCCTACGAGACGGCCTTCTACGAGTGGAAAAATGCTTTCACTGCTACTTGGCCGAACCTGCTGGCAGAGCCTGATAGCGAGCGCATCAAGGTCGACGACACCATCACCAAGGCGGCGATCGCAGCGGTCGAAGTGCTCGCGCCGCTGCTGGACCCTGAGAGCAAGGCGAAGGCCGCATGCTGGCTGGCTGAGATCCTGAACGAGCGCAAGCTGATGTTCTCGATGCCGCTCGAGCTGGACTACGACGCCATCGCGAGCTACGTGCCGCCGCAGCCGATGGAAGAACCGCATCCGATCGTTGAATCGTCGCACGAGTAGCCGATGAGCGTCCGCCCCGCAATCAACCGCACGTTTCACGACGCGCTGACCGAGGCCATCCGCGACATCACAGAGCACGGCTATGACGATCCGGCCCGGTTGCAGGAATGGCTGCGCCGGCTGCGCTTCGCCGCGATGGCGGACCTGCTGACCGATTCGGAGATGCGCAACCGCATGCAGGTCGCGATGGATGCGGTGTTCCGCCGCACGCTGTCGAAGACTGGCGCGCTGCGCTATCACCCCGGCGTGCCGCGCTTCACGATCGAGCGGATCACGCCGGCGCTGCGGCCGGAGCTCGACAAGCGCGTGCGCGCGAGCGTCGACCTGATCAAGCTGAACCGTGAACGCGCGGTCGAGCAATCGCTACAGCGCCTCGCCGGTTGGGTGTCGTCGGTGCCCGCCGGCGGCTCGCGCGCGGTCGACAAGCCGGAGGTGCGCGAGAGCATCGCGAAGCCGATTCGCCAGCTGCGCTACGAGGAACGCCGCGTCTCGATCGACCAGGGGCACAAACTCGTGTCGTCGGTCAACGCGGTGATCGCCGAGCAGACGCAGGCCATCGCGATGATGTGGCGCTCGCACTGGCGGCAGGCCGGCTACGACTATCGGCCCGACCACAAGGAGCGCGACAAGCGCTTCTACGCAGTGCGCGGCTCGTGGGCGATGCAGCAGGGGCTGATCACGAAGGGCGAGGGCTATCTCGACGAGATCACGCAGCCGGCCGAGGAACCCTTCTGCCGCTGCTACGGCGTGTACGTGAACAACCTGAGAGACCTGCCGCCCGAGATGCTGACCGAGAAGGGTCGGCGGGCGCTCGAAGAAACCCGAATCCGGAAACCCTGAAATGCCCAGTGTGAGCGAGAAGCAGCACCGCGCGATGGAAGCCGCGGCGCATGGGCATAGCACGCTCGGCATTCCGGAATCAGTCGGGAAAGAGTTCGTCGCGGCCGACAGCGACGCGCCGGCCACGGACTACGCCGGCATCCTGTTCCGCGCGCCGGGCCCGCTGTTCCTGCTAGTGCAGCGCAGCGACACGGGCGAATGGGAACAGCCCGGCGGCCACGCCGAGGGCGATGAAACGCCCGAGCAGGCTGCGACGCGCGAGTGCGTCGAGGAAATCGGCGGATGCCCCGAAGGGCTGCGCTGGGCGGTGCGGCGCAACGCGATTCCCGGCGGCGCGGGCGAGTACACGTGCTTCGTGCAGAACGTGCCCGAGCCGTTCAAGCCGGTGCTGAACGACGAGCACACGGCGTGGCAGTGGGTGGCGCCGGGCGAGCTGCCCGAGAAGATGCACCCCGAAGTGGCTCGCGCGATCGAGCTGATGACGGGCAACGAGCTCGACATCGCGAAACGCATGGCGGCCGGCGAACTGCTGTCGCCACAGCGCTACGAGAACGTGTGGCTGTTCGACCTGCGCATCACGGGCACGGGCACCAGCTACCGCACCGAGCACGAAGAATACGTCTACCGGCCGCCGGAGAACTTCCTGACCGAGGAATTCCGGCAGCGCTGCAACGGGTTGCCCGTGATCTTCGAGCACCCGAAGAAATCGATCCTCAACAGCGATGAGTACCGCGACCGGTCGATCGGCACGATCTTCCTGCCGTATCTGACCGAAACCGAAGTGCGCGGCATCGCGAAAGTATTCGACGACGACGCGGCCCGGCTCATGCCGACGTCGCACGCGTCGACCAGTCCCGCGGTGATCTTCCGCGACGCGGGCTCAGCCGAAACCGTCGAGGTTGACGGTCAATCGGTCCTCATCGAAGGCAAGCCGTCCTATCTCGACCACCTCGCAATCTGCGAAGAGGGCGTGTGGGACAAAGGCGGCGAGCCCAGCGGAGTCAACACAGGAGATCCTGAAATGGATGGTATGGAAGAGCAAATCCCGGCGTGGGCCGATGCGCTGATCAAGCGCATGGACGCGATCGAAAACAAGGGCGGCGACCGCATGCCAACCGAGCCGCTCGAGGCCGATGCGGCTGATGGCGCGGCCGAGCATGAAGGCGAGCGCGAAATGGAGCATGAGCACGCCGCAGCGCGCGAACTGGCGGAAGCCGAGCGCGCAGGGGCGGCCGAGCACCGCGAAGAAGAGCGCGCCGACGCCGCCGGTTGCGAGCGCATGGACAGCGCGGAAAGCGAGGAAGAGCGTGCGGATTCCGCCGCGCGCGCCGACTCGCAGCGCCTCGCACGCGAAAACGCCGACCTGCGCGCGCAGATCAAGCGCATGGACGGCACGCTGTCGACGCTGACGAAGCCGCTGTCGATCGAAGATCGCGACGCGCTCGCCACGGCCCAGATGCGCGCCGACTCGGTGATGCAGATGTTCGGCCAGAGCGCGAACGCGCCGCTGCATGGCGAAAGCCCGGTCGAGTATCGCAAGCGTCTCGCCTCGAAGCTCGCCGCGCACAGCCCGGACATGAAGGGCGTGAAGCTCGACGCGCTGGATGGCGCCTCGTTCAAGGTGATCGAGGACAAGATCTACGCGGATGCGCAGGTCGCGGCGCGGAACCCCGCGTCGGCGCCCGCCGGCCGCCTGATCCCGATCGTCTCGCGCGACGAGGCCGGCCGCCAGATCACCCGCTTCACGGGCGACATCGATGCCTGGATGCAGCATTTCAAGGCACCGGGCGTCATCTGCAAGATCAACCGTCAAGCCAAGGGGGCATAAGCCATGTCGATTTCGTTCAACCCGATGCTGACGGGCTCGCCGACCAGCACTTTCCGCCAGGACACCGAGGGCTACGTCCAGGGCGCGTTCATGGACGATCCGTCCTCGAACATGTGGCTCGCGAGCGGCATCATCGCCGCGTCGGTGACGCAGCCGGTCTGGGGCGGCATGCCGATCACGGAAAACGTCGCCGCGCCGAACGCGAACCAGCTCGGCAACTCGCTGGTGCTGGCGGCCAACAACGCCGGCGTGACGGGTTTCACCGTCATCAACCGGTCGTACAACGCCATCCTGACGCCGGGCAACAACGTGCCGCAGCTGATGGCGGGCATGACGGCCATGTTCTTCCGGACGGGCTCGAACGCGCGTATCGCGGTGCAGTGCGATGCGACGCTGGCGGCCAACCTCGACACGGGCGCGATCAACCAGCAGGTCTCGTGGGACTTCACGAACCAGAAGCTGATCACGTACAGCTCGGGCGTCGGCGCGCTCGCGTGCAAGGTGCTCTCCGTCAACACCAACAGCAAGATCGTCAGCTACAACTCGGGGACCGGTGCGCTCACCTGGATCCAGGGCGCGGCCGCGATCATCCAGATCTAAGGAGCCTCCGAAATGGCAAATTACTTCCCGGCTCAGGCCAAGGTCGCGCCGAGCTTCTCGGAGCCCGAGCTGATCGTCACCTACGCGCAGGCGTCCGGTGCGTTCAGCCTTCTTCAAGGCGGCAAGCCGCGTGTGAAGATCGGCAGCGAAGACCTGTTCGTCTACATCAACGCGCTGGACCTGCGCACCGAAACGCAGGCATCGCAGGGTGCGCCGAACCTGCTGCCGTCGGCGACGCTGACCGCGACCTACTACTCGACGGCGACGTATCTGATCCGCACGCGCGCGCAGTGGGACCACCACGACACCGCGGCGGCCGCAGCATACTCGATTGGCCTGCCGGCGGCGCAAGACCTCGCGCAGCGTCAGGGCATCTTCCAACAGGGCCGCGTCGGGCTGCTGTACGGCTTCAACCCGGCGAATGGCGAAGGCCTGATGAACACGGTCGGCGCCACGGCCGTGACGCTGCCGCCGGACAGTTACGGCAATACGACAGTATCGACCTACGACAACGGCGAGATGGCGCTGTGGATCCTCGCGCAGATCGTCGCGCTGAAGACCCGCATGTTCCAGTCGGGCGGCAACATTCGCAACAAGATTCGCATCTTGAGCCCGCAGCGTGTTTTCCTGCAGCTGACGTATGGCTCGATCGTGCAGGTCGTCCAGTATCAGCGCCCCGGCGCCGGTACTGCGACGGTCGGCCAGATCGTTCAGACGGTGGCCGAAGAAAACGGCGACGAGATCGAATGGGCATTCGACGACACGCTGATCGGCAAGGGTGCTGGCGGCTCGGACGCGGTGATCCTCACGATCCCCGAGATCGAGAAGCCGGACATCCCGGGCATCAACACCAACGTGTTCGCGGATGTGAATCCGAACATGAAAGCGGTGAACCTGATGTACGCGGA